TCGTTGACCCCGATTGTTAAACAGTTGTTAGGTATTGACCGACCAGCGGTTGCCTAATGCCCGCACCTTACACCGACCTATTCAACGAGACGCTAGACGATCTCGCTACGACGCTTACCGCAATCACGTCGTTGCGTGTTGTAACCGACCCAACAAAACTTGTGCCAAATTGTGTCTTTATACAAGCACCAAGTTTTACGACGATCGCTGGCAACGGCAACATCGTACGCATGGACTACCCGATAAAAGTTGTTGGCAACGGCCCAGCAGGTTTGCCCGTGTTGCGCGAAATATTGCAAATTACGGCGACCGTTTTGGGGTCGGCAATAATCGTCATGTCAGGCAGACCCGGCACACTCGACATAGGCGGGCAAGAATACCCGTGTTACGACCTCTCGGTAGGCGTACAAGCGCAAACCGCGTAATGCACACAAACACACAGCCGTTATGGTAAAACTAATACAGACAACTAAGGAGTAACAATGGCTTCAGCAACTTACTTATCAAACCCGGTATTGACGATCAACAGCGTTGATCTATCCGATATGTGTACGTCAGCAACCCTGACCTATTTGGTCGAGGCATTAGAGGACACCGCGTTTGGCACAAACTCACGCAGTTACACAGCAGGGTTAGTTAACAACGAAGTGACATTGACTTTGTATGCGAGTTTTGCCGCAACTGAGACTTACGCGACTTTGTTTAATTTGATCGGCGCAAAAACGACGGTGACACTTAAACCGACATCGGCAGTAGATAGCGCAACAAACCCAAAGTTTATTTTGACTGATTGCTATTTAGAAAGTCTGCCAGTCATCAACGCGTCACTTGGCGAACTATCAACCTATGATGTCGTATTTCAAGGCGGCGCATTAACAGTCGATACAACCAACCCATAAACCGTGCCATTACTGGCCGAGAACAGGAATAGGCAATGCGATTAAAACTAAAAGTTGATCTAAACGACGGCACAGCGCCAATCGAAGTTACAACGAATATGTTTGTGATATGCGAGTGGGAAAAAACTGAGGGTCGCAAGATTAGCGACGGCAAAGGCATTGGCTACACCGATCTAGTTTGCTGGGCGTACAATTTGCTAAAACTTAGCGGTCAAACAATGCCGGCAACATATCGCGATTGGGTTAAAGCAAACCCGAACATGACCATTGAGGCGATTGACGAGACAGACCCAAACCCTACGGCGTAGGCAGTTACCGACGGCAACTAGCCGAGTTATTAGTTGCAACAGGGTACTGGCCTACGACGATCGAGTTTGACACGCGTGACCTAGTTACGGTGATTACGCTATTAAATAAACAAAAGAGGTAGCGCAATGCCAGCATCAACAACTATTGAGGTCGTCGGAGTTAAACAGACGATTAACTCGTTGCGTAAAATTGACCCGCAATTGCAAAAAGATTTTAAGGCTGACGCAACGGCGATCGCCCAGCCAGCAATTAACGCAGGCAAAGCGGTTTACAAAGATTTACCGCTATCAGGCATGAAATATGCGTGGACACAAAACGCTCGCAAGATATTCCCGTTTGTACCGAGCAAGGCAGCCAACGGGGTCAAAATGAGATTTGACACTCGACGCAACGCAGTCGGCGTAATTCTGATAGAACAAAAAGATGTTGCGGCAGCCGTGTTTGAGACGGCGGGTCGCGCGAACGCAAACAAGTTAGGTAACGCGCTGGGGTTTGTTGGCTCTGGTCGCACTCGACTGATCGGCCCGGCGGTGTATAAAGCACGTCGCGGTATCGAAGCCGAGATGACAAAAATGATTGCTAAAACTATGCGTACCGTGCAAAGCGAGTTATAGACATGGCACTATCTATTCCTATTGTCAGCGAGTTTGACGGCAAAGGCATTGACAAAGCGATCAAAGAATTTAAGCAACTAGAAACTGTTGGCGAGAAAGCACAGTTTGCAATTAAAAAAGCGGCCGTGCCAGCAGCAGCCGCGTTGACGGCGGTTGCGGGTGCGCTTGGTTTGGCGGCTAAAGCGGCAGCCGAAGATGAACAGCAACAAGCGATTTTGGCTAACACTATGCAAAACGTAGTTGGTGCGACTGACGCTACAGTTGCGGCGACTGAGGACATGATTGCGGCTATGTCAAGGGCAACGGGTACGGCTGACAGCGAGTTACGCCCAGCGTTCGCGGCGTTGCTTGTGGGTACTAAAGATGTTGGTGACGCAACTAGCGCGTTGACACTTGCCCAAGACGTATCGACTGCCACGGGTTTAAGTTTGGCGACGGTTAGCGACGCATTAAGCAAAGCGTATGCGGGCAACATGAGAGGGCTACGGGCATTGTCGCCCGAGATGATGGGTCTAATTAAAGAGGGCGCGTCGCTTGATGTTGTAATGATGGCGTTAAACGACAATTTTGGTGGCGCGGCCGCACGATCGGCAGAAACCGCGGCAGGCAAATTTAAGATACTAAAAAACAGTTTGGCGGAAACACAAGAAAGCATCGGTGCGGCGTTGCTACCCGTGTTGCAAAAAGTGTTGCCATATTTGCAAGCAATGGCTGACTGGGCGCAACGCAACCCGACAGCGTTTTTGATTATTGCCGGCACAATCTCAGCAGTCGCAGCGGCGATCGTTGCGGTCAATATCGCAATGGCGTTAAACCCGTTCGGTTTAATCGCGGTAGGTATTGCGGCGCTAGTTACCGCGTTAACTTTTGCGTACACAAAATTTGAGACATTTCGCAACATTGTCAACACGGTGCTAAACGGCTTGATCGCAGGGTTTGAGACGTTTGCTAATTCGTTTATTAGTGCAATCAACATTGTTATTCGTGGCATGAATTTGATTAACCCGTTTGCTGACATACCAAGTTTGCCGACGATTGCGTTGGGTCGTATTGGTGGCGGTGGCGGGGGTGCTACAGCAGTTACAAGCGATACGCGTACGGCTGACCGTATGGCTCGAGAGGCAGGCGCGTCTATTCCAAGTATTGCCCCGATTATTGGCGGTGGCGTTGGTGGCGGTGGCGGTGGTGGCAGCGTTGGCGGCGGCGGTGGCGGTGTTGGTGGCGGCGGCGATCTAATGACTATTCAAGGCGCGCTAACAGAATTTGGTATGGCTGAGCGCATTGCAGCGCGTGGCGCGTCGCCTGTAACAATCAACGTCACGGGCGGTATCTCAACTAGCGCCGAGATCGGTCAAAGCGTGTTAGATAGTTTGCTCGCCTACCAGCGCGTATCAGGGCCACTCGATCTACAGATAGCGGTCTAATGGCTAGCGTGTCAGTTGTTGCAAGTGGCAACTATGACCTAGAGATTGACACGGGGTTTATCCAAGACGGATTTTTACTTGACGCTGACCCTGAGGGCAAATTAGATAACACTCAATATGTGCTTGACGGTACAACCGAGTTTGCAAGTGTGCTTGACGGTGTTAATCAGGTGTATGTGCGTCGAGGGCGACGCGATCAGGGCGACCAGTTCGGTGCTGGCACTATGTCGTTTACCATGCTTGACACCGACGGTATCTTTATGCCGTTTGACGAGGCAAGCCCCTACTACGACACACCTAACGCTAAGCCGGGTTTAGCGCCTATGCGGTCGGTGCGGTTGTCTCGATACAGCGCAACAAACGTCAAAGAATATTTGTTCGTCGGAAAAATTGTCAATTTTGACTACAACTTTGCCCTAGGCGGTTTAGATACGGTGACGGTGTTTTGTGCCGACGATTTTTATTTGTTATCGCAAACATATTTAGATGAGTACAACGTCAGCGAGGAATTGTCAAGCGTACGTGTGTCGGCAATACTTGACAGACCCGAGGTCGCATTTCCCGTCGCTAACCGTGACATCGGTACTGGCACTCAGACGCTTGGCGGCGCGTCAGCGTTCACGATCGAGCAAGGCACAAACGTTCTCGGTTATTTGTCGCAAGTCAACGAGGCTGAGCAGGGTCGGCTATATATATCACGTGACGGCGACATTGTGTTTACGCCGCGCATAGGCACAACCCTTGACCCAGCCGTAGCCGATTTTCACGACGACGGCACAAACATACCGTATAACGGCGTAGGCATAACATTTGAAGCCGATCAAGTAACCAATAGGGCAGTCGTGCAGATACTTGGTAGCAACAACCCGCAGATCGTTGACGACGCTGGCAGTCAAGCAACGTACTTTATACAGACATACAGCATTACAAACAGTTTGTTGCACAACGACTCAGCCGCGCTTGACTTGGCGACATATTTGCTTGACCCTAACCCTGAGCCACGGTACACGTCGCTAGCGACATCGTTTGCAATGTTGAGCAGCGCCCAACGCGACACGGTCGCAACGCTTGACATATCCGACACGATCACAATTGAAAAGTCGTTTGCCCCCGGCACAACCCCAGCGTCACTAGCCCAAAACCTAGCGATCGAGGGTATTGAGCATACGATCAACGTCAATACGGGTCATAGCGTCACTTATTACACGTCGCCTGTGATTGTGTTGAACGAGCTGATACTTGACGATTTGTCGTTTGGTATCATCAACGCTGACAACGGGTTAGGTTAAAGTAGGTCAAATATGGCGATACAAACATTTACTGCAGGGCAGGTTTTAACGGCAGCGCAAATGAACAGTTTGCAAGCAAACGATTACAACCAAACGGTCAGCACCAAGACCGATAGTTACACATTGGTTGCAGCCGACAAAGGCACTCGAGTTGTGATGAACAAAGCAACCGCGACAACGATCACGGTTAACACAAGTTTGTTTAGTGCAGGCGACACCTTGTTTATACAAAACATTGGCGCGGGTACTTGCACGATTACGGCTGGCACGGCAACAGTAACGACCGCAGGGTCTTTAGCGTTAGGCACATGGGCAGGTGGCACTTTGTATTTTACTAGTGCTAGTGCTGCTATTTTTTTTAGCGGTGGTGGTACAAGTTATGGCACAGCAACAGGTGGGTCATCGTCAAGCATTACTGTTGGCGGCATAAATTACACTCTTTTAACTTTTACTACTGATGGCACTTTAACGGTTACTAAGTCAGGTTTGTTTGATGTTTTGCTTGTTGGTGGTGGCGGTGGTGCTTCTGGGTCAGTTACTGGTAGTAACTCAAGCGGTGGCGGTGGCGGTGGTGGTGTCGTTGGCGCTACTTCGTTATTAACTGTTTATTTAAACGCAAATCAAAGTATTGACGTTGGTGCTGGCGGTGCAGGTGGTGCGGCTAATACTCGGACAGCAACGAATAATGGTTTAGGAAGTGCTATAGGTACTGTTGTTTCTGTTGCTGGTGGTGGTTATGGTTGTCAAAGTTCGGCTATGTTTGCTGGCGCTGGCGCTAGTGGTGGTGGTGGTACTTTTGATAATGGTTTTTCTACTGCACAAATTCTTGGCGGCAAAACGGTTCAGTCAATAGCAGGCAATAACGGCGGTGACAGTTTTGCTACAAACGCTTCAGGTAGTGGTGGTGGTGGCGGTGCTGATGCTGTTGGTGGCAACGGAACTTCTACGGCTGGTGGCGCAGGTGGAAACGGTAAAGACATAAGCGGTTTTATTGGCGGCGCAACATATTACGCAGGCGCGGGCGGCGGTGGTGGTGGCACAGGTACGGGTGGTAGCGCAGGCAACGGCGGTGTCGCAGGCAAAACAAGTGGCACAGGAAATTCGGGCGTAAATTATGGTGCAGGTGGTGGCGGTACTGCTGGCAATGCGGCTGGTGGCGCTGGCGCAGCAGGTGTTGTGTATGTCAGGTTTAAGGTCTGATTATGAACAGACAATACTTTGCACAATTAGACGAAAATAACATTGTGACAAATGTTCATGTAGTAACAGCCGAATTTATGGCAGAAAACCCTGAACGATATCCGGGTGTTTGGGTTGAAACATTTTTTAATACAGCAGGCAAAACTTATGCGGGTATCGGCTACACATACGACTACGACACACAAGATTTTATACCACCACCACCGATTGACAACGACGACGAGCCGTAATGCAATGCGATACAAGTTGTTTGCGTTAGTACTTATGTTGACGGCTTGCGAAACCACACGCGACAACACGTTAACCGTTAAATCGCGCGTCAAAAACATGACACTAAATAACTGCAACGTACCTGATCGTTGCGGCATAACACCATGACTCGGCACAGATACACACCAAACGAGTTACACGCTCGAATGGTCGTAACCGTCGGTGTATTACTGGCAGTCGTATTTGCCGTAGTTGTAATCGGTTTTGTGTACGGCCTGCTATTTATATCGCAACCCATGGAACAAGCACCAAACGACAAAGAATTTATATCCTTAATGGCAACGATTGTCACGTTTTTATCAGGCACGTTGGCTGGCATTGTTGCGTCAAACGGCATAAAAACTAAAGCAAAAAACGATGCCGAATAGACCGTACACAATCACGCAACAACCAGTCGTTAAAGCGGCGTTGGCTGGTACAACCGAATGGGCAAAACTTTGTTGCCAACACAGCAACGGCAGTTTGTGGAATAACGGCACATTTGTTAACCGCGACATACGCAACCGACCCGGCACGATCAGCAATCACGCTCGAGGGCTGGCAATGGACTTGTCTTACCGTTGGCTTAACCAAAAACGTTTAGGCAAACAAGACGGCCGCAAAGCGTCACTAGCGTTTATCGTCAAATGTTTAGAAAACGCAGACCATTTGGGCATACAACTTGTAATTGACTACGCGTTGCAACGGTCATGGAAATGCGATCGCGGTACATGGCAACCATTACCGTCAGTCGAGCAGGGCGACTGGTATCACATTGAGATTGACCCGCACGTAGCCAACGACGCAATGATCGCAAAACAGCGCTGGATAACAGTTTTTGGGGTATTCCCCACATCGCCACCAAAACCCGTCTAGGGTTATAGACCTACCGAGAAAGTAGGTCACTTATGACACTCATCACCAAACTTGCCGTATCGCTATTTATTAGCGTCACGTCAATATTTGTACTACACAAACCACCAACCCCAACACCGGCAGAAATGCGCCCAGCGCCGATCACCGTATGGCAAGGGTTAGAACCTGCCGCGCCTGTACCGCCAACAACGGTTACAACTACGCCTATAACGCAACCTGACGCGTGTCAAACGGTGTTTGACATGGCTCGACACGTCGGCTGGGCTGAACAAGACCTAACCCAACTGGTTGCGGTCGCGTATCGTGAAAGCCGTTGCCAGCCTAACGCGTTTAACCCGCGTGACCCTAACGGCGGGTCAAACGGTGTCATGCAAATAAACCAGTTTTGGTGCAAACCGTCAAAATATTACGCAAACGGCTACTTGCAGGCCTACGGCTTAATACGCACGTGCGATGACCTATTTGACTTAGAGGACAATTTGCGGTCGGCGTTGGCAATCTTTAGATACTCGAATGGTTGGCGCGCATGGTCACTCTAAAACACCTGTTTTTGGCAAGTCTGTTAACCGCGTACACGTACCTGATAATGTCAGTCACCAACAAACGAAAGGCAAGAGATGACCGAGAACATCGACCCGAGAACTGACCCACAGTTCAAAGCACTAATGCAAGTAATGAACGAGATTACGCAAAACAAAGTGCCGATATATAACCCGTGGGA